GTTTAATGTGCCAGAACCATTATTTCTAAAGCTGATATACCAACCACCAGATAGAGTACCAGCAACTGGAAGGGTAAAGGTACCATTACCAGAGGTCCATACAAACGTAGCGGCGCGGCTTGCGTCTGTAATTGTTGGTGTAGCGGATACATTAACAATGTTGCCAGTGGTGGCTAATTGACCAGCAATGGTTGTCAGGCCAGCACCTTGCAATGAGGCCGCGTCAGCCGCGGATGTACCAGTACCAAACTGGACATTTTGCCAAGTCCCCGCTGTGGTGGTGTTGCTTGATAGGTAGAAATAGCGTGATGTCCCCGCCGTCATGGTCACTGACTGAGTGCCACCAAAAGCAGTTACTGTAAAGTTACTTGCGCCCTTGTTACGGATTAGGATGTCTGTTCCAACAGAGCCTTGATCACCCTGCGGCAATATAACTGTGAGGCCAGTTGTCGATGGCACACAGTCCATAATACGAGCTGCGGGTACTTGCGTTGGGTTAACAACAGCTGGCCAATAGAGCTGAGTATTTGCACTAAAGTTAAGCGCGTAATAGGATACGTCTGTTGGTTGGACAACAGTACCAGTAAACGGCGATGTAAATGTTGGCATGTTTTAAGGTTCCTGAACCGTTGTGTTTCTGTCGATTCTGCGGCTGTTGTCCTCTTTTTTCAGAGCGGCTAATGAATCTGTATAGTATGATTTCCAAACTTGCAATTTGTCTAATGCTTTTAGGTAACCCTGTGCTTGTAGCAACGTGCCAAATAACATGGCCTGAGGGCATTCGCGCGTGAACAAATTAGTTTGGTTAGATGAATCTAAAGGTTGAATTTCACTGTAGTAAATTATTTCTACATTTGAATCTGCAGCGGGCGCTGGAGCAATTGCAAAATTATTATAATCGTATTCTGCGTAATACTTAGGAATTCCAGCGGTAGACTCTGATTGATACTGTGCAACATAATCTTGTGAACGCAACAAAATTGGAGCGCCGTTAATTTTCATGGAGACAGTCTTTCTCCAACGAGCCGGTTTGTTTAGAATAACCTGATTGACTGCTAGTGTTGTTTCTACTACAGTTAACTGTAATAGTGTTTTTAACTCTGCGGCAATAGCAGACTCTGCTAAACCAATAAGATTAGGGATTTGTGCAACAAAACCGGCGTCGTCACGTTCCATATAGGATATGACATCAGCAACTAAATTGTCGTATGTTTGAATGTATGCGCCGGTCATCTTGTGTAGTATCCAATTGCTGGCTGGAAATAGATTGGTGATTTATCACGATCTTCTTCACTAGCTTGTAAGAATGCTTTTTCGGCTTGCAGTTCCAAATAACCAACACGATCTAAACCAACATCTGGAAATTGTAATGACAGGCTGTGAGACAATTGTTTTTGAATGCAATTGATCCAACGATCTGGTACATATATTTGATTTGTTAATGAACCAACATCCTGCATTTGAACTTCAACAATTAGCTGAAACATTTGGAAGTCGTTGTTTGGAACCGGCCAAATGTACATAGAAGGCTCAATGGTTCTGTTAAACCAAAATTGCAGTGAACGTACTGATGGAAATTGTTTGTTTGGTAAGTTCCAGTAGTCGTCGCGGTTTAGGCGAGCTAATGGAATTACTTGTTGGCTTGTAGAAAATACCATCTGACGTATAGAGAAAGTGGGCAACACGGTCTCACGCAGGCGGTAGTATTGATGATTTGGCGTGGTGGAAATATTAAAATACTTCCACTCACGGTCTGCCAATGTAGTAGCTGGGAACTGTTGAATTAATTTCCAAGTAATCCCATCGTCACTTACTTCATAGGCAAAGTTATAAGTTATTGTGCCGCCACCAGTGGCGTAACCGTTAAAGCCAACATAAAACACTGGCTGCGGTTGTGGGTATGTCAAACCAAAGTAATTTGCGCCAATGGTTGACGTAGCAACTTGGTCTAAATTTAAATCAAATACTGTGGGGGAAGCTGCGTTGGCAACTGGAAGATACGCGGATGCTGCTGAGTTAACAATGTACACCCAATTTGTTTCACGTACATCAATGACTGTTTTAGGTAGGACTAATTGCTGCTGTGCTGTGACAGCGCCATAGAGTTGGTTTTCTAGTAACCAAAGGTTTACGCCACGGTTAGATAGATTTTGTAAGTTATAGAACAAAGCCTGTTTGGCCGCGTCCACATACTCGGGTGTCATCTCCTCGGCTGTTTTACCAGCTTCACGAAACGCGTAAGAAATTAATTGGTCAACATTAATTGTTGTCTGACCGGTCGTCCCAGAGTAAGCCAAGATTATCGTCCTCGTCCAGCGGCTTTTTTAATTACCTTTTGTGGTAGGTTAGGTTTTGCCTTGCCGGCCTTAACAAACTCTTTGCCAACTTTCTTAGGAATACCTAAAGTTGATTTGCCAGCTGCAGCAGCGAACATAGCGCCTTTTTGAGCTTCTGATTTGTATGGCATATTAACCCTCAGATGGTTTGTTTATATTAAGTGCATCACCAATGTTTTTGCCAACTTTTTTACGTTGTTCTGCGCCACGTCTAAATTGTGCAGCTTGGTCACTTGGGGAAGCATTAAAAAATCTGCTAAACATACCGCCTAATGGGCTTGTAGCATCAGTTCTAAATTGTTTCATTCCAGGATTGTTTGCTGGGATATCAATATACGGAGCTGAGCCACTTCCAGGGATAGATTTGTTAAATTCTTTCTGAGCTGGAGTTACAATACCACGTTGGCTTTCATCTTCAATAACCATGGGTTTTGGTGCAGGGCGACGCACTGGACGCATTGGTGCAGCCGGGGTTGCAGATGTATTGATTCCCGATCCAGGAACTTCTTGATTAAACAGTTGTTGAGCTGCAGTTACATTACCACGGCCGCTTTCGTCTTCAATCATTGCTGGGTCTGGGCGAACTGGAGTTGGGGCAGAAGGAGCAGCTGCTACAGGAGCTGGTTTTTTATCTCCTAGTGCAGAACGCATACGAGCTAAAATGTATGGGTCAGTGGCGTCAGCACCACCTAACCAGTTCTTTTCTTCGTCGGATAGGACGGCTCCGCCGTCAGCAAACTTTTTTACTTTTGCTTTGCCACCTTTCTTAAATGCGTTACCCATTGCATCCATGCGACCTTCTGACATGCCCTTACGAGCAGCGTCGCCGCGAGAACCAAATACTTCGTAATCTTTGACTTTAGCTTTTTTATCAGCTTTATCCATGTTTTCTTGGTAGAACTTGCTTTGGGCTTCTGTTGCACCAGCTTGTTTTACCATTTTACCTTCGCTATATTTCTTAACTTTGCCGCCGCATTTAAAAGCATCTGGGCCTTTGGCGCCAGATGGTGCAGCAGCTTTTTTACCTGACTGTTTGCTTTTAATGTACGGGTCTTCGTGACCAGATGGTTTGCCTTTTTCTTTGGCAACATCGCTGCCTTTAAAGTTTGGCTTAGCGGCAGCTTTAGAAGGAGCAGCAGCTTTTGCTGGTTTGATTAGTTTGGTTTTGCGAATATTGTCTTTATCGCCAGAAGATTTTTTGGCGCTGTATTCATTGTCTACAGAACCACCATTGGCAAATTTTTTAACAGTGCCAACAGCTTTTTTAGAACGACCACCTTTTTTGAGCTTAGACAAATCTGTCTTTTCGCCATGGTGCTCTTGCTTGTCGTGCATAGCAAATGCTTTTTTAACAACGGCTTTATCTTGGGCTAGGTCGGCTTTGCCGCCTTCTTTCATCTTGCCACCGTAGCATTTTGCTACTGGTTTAGATTTGACAGAGCCGCCTTCTTTGAAGCATTGCATTTTAGGTAGTGATTTAAAGCCGTCCATTTTAAGTCCCATAGGTGTTTGTTAAAAACAAGAGGATCAATCCTCATATCTACTAATGCAAAAAAAAAGCAATTTACGCCCCTAAAAACAAAGCTTTTTCACGTTCTCTGCGTTTTTGAAGTACTGCCGGTTTGTTCCACATGAGGATGGCATCTGCGGCGCCTTGGTAGTCTTCTGCGTTAAGTCGCTTGACTACGGTGGACTTACGGAAATTAGTCTCTCCAATATTGAAGCACAGGCTGTATAGGGCGTCGTATTGGTTCTGCTGAAGGGGTACCTTCACCGAGCTCTCTACGGCCTCGCTACACCACTTTAAATCGCTTCTAAGAAGCTCTTCTACCTGCTCGTCTGTTAGGGTGGCGTTGATGAGGTGCATCTCATCGGATTTAATGAGGTGCCCTACTCCAATGGTCCACAGGCCCTTAGAGTCCTTGTAGGCCTTGTTTTTGGAGCCTTCCTCTTTGGTAATAAACGCTAAGGTAGATTGGGCAATTGCCATAATGTTCTCTTCAATGTGGGTAAAGCGCTCTGTTAGGTGAATTGCTGCAAATATCCCTAACAGCCATAATGCAACAGCGACTACTTTTTTCATTTTTACTCCTTACTCTGTGCCTATATGATACCGCACAAATTGGGGTTTATTGTGATTCAAACTCCTGTAGTTGGGTCAGTTGATCCGCTAGTCTGCGGTATTTTTCGTTGTTTTCGATGGCGATGGAGAGGAGGGTAGCGGTGTCAATTGCGCTGGGGGTGCCATCAAGGCTGCTGGGGGCTGAGGCCTCACCAGTCGCACTGGAGTTGTACAGCCTGACAAAGCCATTGCTAATAGTACACCGGCTAGGGCCAACAGCCAGAGCGACTTGTTTTTGTAAAGTGGCATTATGGGTTGCCAGCTTATCAATCTGTTCAATATAATTCGCAACCAGCTGGTCGCCGTTTCTTTGAATGGCATCCTTTTGCTCCAATGTTTTTTGATTTGCTTCTGAGATGATACCCTGATAGTAGTGTGATGTAAAGCCAAACACGATCCAACTGCCAAGGAAAAACGCCGCGCAGGCGACGATGATGTAGTTTTTAATCGAGTCAAACATATTATCTAAACCCCGAGATACGTGGCGAGAAGACAAACGTGGCCTGATAGGGGTTTGGCTTGGGGTTCACGTTGTCATCAACCAGTGCACGAATATTCCAGCCAAGATTAACATACACACAGCGATTAGTGCGAGGTATATGCCAGATCCAAGCAAACTGAAAGAGTCCGTTAGCGCGGACCAAAAGCCATCCTTCTCTTGCATTGTCGTTATCCTTAATCAAATTGTCACCGATAAAGGTGGCAGTATTATTCGGAATAAAGTACCACAGGGCAAAGCTATAGGCTGGGTTTCTCCACAGCCAGTGCACCTGGGACCACCAGCATGGTGGGAAGAGGTACATAAATGTTGCATCACCGTCTAGGCTGTTGTCCGGTGTCATGAACCAAGACAGCCATGTAGGCAGTCTGGGCCCCATGCCGTACTGCGAATGGTTATCATTCCAGCCCTCTTGGCTTGTGGCAAAGAGGGGCAGTATGGGGGCAAGCAGTACGGCCAATAGGGTAATGGCCAGATTGAGCGGCACTAGGATGATGTATAAAAGGTAGATCATTTGTCCTCTGGCTCAGCTCCAGGTTCAGCTTTATGCTTCA